AGACATTCACACCCTTAACCAGAAGTCAGCAGGCTTGCCTACGAGGGATGCTGCTAAGACCTTTATCTACGCTTTCTTGTATGGCGCAGGTGATGGCAAGATCGGTGAGATTGTGGGCGGTAGTGCAAATGAGGGCAAGAAGCTTAAGGATAAATTCTTTAAGAAGTTGCCTGCTATTAAAAACCTAGTTGAGCTGGTCGCCAAGGTCTACAAAGATACTGGTACCCTCAAGGCGCTTGATGGCAACCCTTACCACATACGATCAGCCCACAGCGCACTGAACACCCTGCTTCAAGGTGCAGGGGCTTTGGTTATGAAATACTACCTGATATTCTTAGACCGCACTTTGTCGTCTAGGTTTACAGCAGGTAAGCATTACGAGTTTGTACTGAACGTCCATGACGAAGTGCAGATCGAATGCGACGAAGAGATTGCAGAGGAAGTCGCTCGGATAGCCGAGGAGACCTTTGCTGATGTAACAGCATACTTGAAGTTTCGTATCCCGCTGAGGGGCACGGCTTCTATTGGAAACACTTGGGCAGAAACCCACTAAGGAGACACTTGTGGCTTGTATTCACACACTAGCAGATAACGTATTGGGATGGGCAAAGGAGCGAGGCATTCTTGCTAACTCAACAGCCCAGAAGCAAATGCTCAAGCTTGTAAGCGAGATGGGCGAACTATCCGACAACCTTGCCAAAGGCAGGGACGTTAAGGATGACATCGGGGACTGCTTGGTAGTTCTCACAATTATTGCACACTTGAGTGGCACCAGCTTAAAAGAATCTTTTGATACTGCTTGGCAGGACATCAAGGATAGAAAGGGGTACTTGAATGACAGCGGCGTATTTATTAAAGAGTCAGACGCCTCTCAGCAACCTGAGCTTGCTCTCTGAGGAGTGTATGGATACAGCAAAAGCTAAACAGGTAGGTGGAAACCACTATAACTTAGCCATACAACCTGTTGATTTTATTGTAAAAAATAACATCCCGTATAGGGAAGCGAATGTCATAAAGTATGTGACACGCCACAAACTAAAAAATGGAGCCGAAGATATTCGTAAGGCTATCCATTATCTTGAAATGATTTTAGAGGATTACAACAATGCTTGATTTCGCAAAGGAATTACTACAGCGCCACTACTGCCGACCTGATGAGACGGTCGATGAGGCTTTTAAACGGGCGTGTGATTGCTTTGGTTCTGATGCCGCTCATAGTAAGCGACTGCAAGAGTATATTAAAAAAGAATGGTTCATGTTCAGTTCCCCTATTCTGAGCAACGCACCAGCCGCAGGAGAGAAAGTCAAGGGGCTACCTATCAGTTGCTTCCTTACCTACGTGCCAGACACCATTAAAGGTCTCTGCGACCACACTACCGAAGAGCGGTGGCTGTCGGTTAAAGGCGGTGGCGTAGGCGGTCACTGGTCAGACGTTCGTGGTATGAGCGATCAGACCCCAGGTGTCAACGGTTTCTTACACACAGTGGATGCCGACATGGTTGCTTACCGACAAGGCAAGACCCGCCGTGGCAGTTACGCTGCCTACTTGAATATCTCACACCCCGAGGTTGTGGAGTTCATTAAGATGCGTACACCTACTGGCGACCTTAACCGTAAGAACCTGAACCTGCACCACGGTATCAACGTTACCACAGCTTTCTTGTATGCGGTTGAGAAAGACCTAGAGTGGTCACTGGTTGACCCACACACACGAGAGATTGTCGAGACGCTACGTGCCCGTGAGTTATGGGAAGAGATTCTTACAACACGCTTCCGAACAGGCGAGCCTTACATCAACTACTTGGACGAAGCCAATGAGCGGATGCACCCTGCTTTGAAAGCAAAGAACCTCAAGATCAATGGTAGTAACCTTTGCAATGAGATTCACCTACCTACATCGGAAGACCGTACAGCAGTATGCTGCTTGTCTAGTGTGAACCTAGCGAAGTTTGATGAGTGGGAAGATGATGCGTATTTTGTAGGCGACTTGGTTGAGCTGCTTGATAACGTGCTTCAGTTCTTTATTGATAACGCACCTGACGAACTGTCAAAGGCTCGTTACTCAGCAGAGCGTGAGCGGTCTTTGGGCTTGGGTGCTATGGGCTTCCATGACTACCTGATGCAACACAGCGTACCGTTCGAGTCTAGTATCTCGATCAGTATCAACAAACGAATGTTCAAGAATCTAAAGTCTAAAGCTTTGGAAGCTAGTAGAGAATTGGCGATTACACGAGGCGAGGCACCTGATGGCGAGGGATACGAAGTTCGTAACCTGCACCTGCTGGCAATTGCACCCAATGCCAATAGCAGTATTATCCTTGGTGTGTCACCCAGTATCGAGCCACGAGCTTCTAACTGCTATACACACAAGACACGGGTTGGTAGCCACTTGGTAAAGAACCCATCATTGGAGAAGTTGTTGGAGAAGCTTGGGCATAACAACGACACAATTTGGAAATCGATTATGGCTAACGAGGGGTCTGTAGACCACTTGGATTTCCTGAGCGATGACGACAAAGAAGTATTTAAGACTGCGTTTGAGATTGATCAACGCTGGGTTGTAGAACACGCAAGGGCGCGACAGGCTTACATCTGCCAAGGGCAGTCAGTGAACCTCTTCTTCCCTGCTGGTATCGACAAGAGCTTTGTAAACTTGGTACACCGCCGAGCGTTCAGAGGCGCAGATGACTTAGGCGTACCGCTTAAGGGTCTGTACTACCTGCGTACCGAGTCCAGCAAGAAGACTGAGAAAGTCAACGTACAAATTAAACGAGACGCACTGCAAGATGGTGTGCAGGGAGACCTGAACGAGTGTATTGCTTGTCAGGGATAACAACATAACAAGGGTGACGAATGAGCTTATTTGAGAAAAGCAAAACATACAAACCACTTAAGTACCCTCAAGCCGAGGAGTACCGCTTGCAATCCGAAGATATTCATTGGATTGTGAAAGAGGTTGAGATGACAAAAGATGTAGAGGACTATAAGGCTGCATCACCCGAAGAGCGAGAGTATATTAAAAACATTCTCTCCATCTTTACACAGAGCGATTTCAACGTAGCCGCTGGCTATTTACCGCTAATCAATTCGATTCAGAACAATGAGATTCGAGGGATGCTCACAAGCTTTATGGCACGTGAGTTTATCCACCAAGAGGGCTATGCCCACTTAAATGAAAGTCTAGGGTTCCCTGATACTTATTACACCGACTTCTTGAAACACAAGCAGACGCTGGACAAAGATGAGTATATGGCGGTTACCAAGTCTAATGGCAACTTTGGGTTGGCGCTGGCTAAGGGTATCTTGCTTGAGGGTATTTCGTTATTCGGCAGCTTTGCAATGCTCAAGAACTTTGAGCGCCGTGGCAAGTATCTGGGTATGTGTACGATTAATGAGTGGTCACTGCGAGACGAATCTTTACACGTAGAGGGCAACGCTTGGTTGTTCCGTACATGGTGCAAAGAGAACCCCAATGAGATCAACGACAACTTCAAACTACAAATCTACAACATGGCTAGGGAAGTTGTCCAGCTTGAACAAGCGTTTATCGATTTTGCATTCGGTACTTACAAGCCGACTGATCTATTGCAAAGCGAAGTTAAAGGTTACATTGAGTACATTGCGGATAGACGACTGATTCAGCTTGGCTTGAAACCAAACTTTAACCGTTCCGAAAACCCACTGCCGTGGATGGACGAACTAAACAACGGCAGCTCTTTGGCTAACTTCTTTGAGAAGCGAGTCACAGACTATTCGGTGGCAGGTATGTCAGGCGAGTACACCTACTAAAGGAGAGACAACATGGAACAATTTGAAATTGAACTTGGTAAGATGTTTGGAAACAAGGAGCCAGGTCTATTCGACAAAACGGTTCCTATTGTAAAGCACGGCAATACCTACCATTGCTTTATTACATCGGACATCGAATCCCCTGCGGAATACAGCGAGCTTTGTTATATGCTCAATGTAGTTAATGCAAAGGAAAAAGTAACGCTTCATATTAACACAGGGGGCGGTCAGATTGATAGTGCGTTCCAGATTATTGCGGCAATTAAAAGGACAAAGGCTGAGGTTACAGCTCGTATCGCAGGCACCGTAGCAAGTGCAGGTACGATCATTGCCCTTAAGTGCCCGAAGCTTGAGGTGGAGGATTACACCCACTTTATGATTCACAACTATTCGACAGGTACTCAAGGTAAGGGACACGAAGTTATTGACTTTATCAACTTCAACGACAAAGACCTAAAGAATACATTTCGAGAAATCTACACAAATTTCTTGACGGAAGAAGAAATTGCTGACGTATTGCGCGGTAAAGATATGTGGCTCACTGCTGATGATGTGCGTGTTCGTTGGGCTGCCAAACAAGGAGTTACCAAATGAAAACAATTCTATTGGATATAGAAACAGCACCATCATTGGCTTACGTCTGGGGGGTGTGGAAACAGAATGTAGGGCAGAAGCAACTAGCGAGCCATACTCGGATAATGTCCTGTGCTGTCAAAGACCTGTATGGTGACGACATCCGCTATTACGAGAGCCGTGGCGACAACGACCGAGAGATTGTGCAAGCGATTATCAAAGAGTTAGATGATGCTGACTTTGTTGTAGCCCACAATGGTAAGAAGTTTGATATCCCTGTAATCAACGCTAGGGCGGTTGTAAACGGCATCAAGCCACCAAGCCCCTACCGAGTTATTGATACCTTGTTGATTGCCAAGAGGGAGTTCAGGTTCATTAAGAATTCTCTTGAGAACTTGGCTATTGAACTTAATGTGCCCTCGCGTAAGCTTGGTCATGGTAAGTACCCAGGTTTTGAGCTGTGGCTGGCTTGCTTGTCTCAGGATGACGAAGCTTGGGATGAGATGCGTGAGTACAACTGTATGGATGTGCAAGTGCTAGAGGAAGTTTACCTACGTATGCGTC